GAACACCGCCGTTGCTACAGCATCGCGGGAGTCGTAGACCGTGGGTGCGGAAGGGACGAACGTACCCCCTGTGTTCTGCGTCGTCCGCTTGATGCCGAAGGCTGAAGGCACCACCGAGGATTGTGCTGATCCTGTTACGCGAAGCTGCCGCAAGCGCACGAGTTTGCTCGGGCTTGCGCGCAACTGCACAACGTCGGTCGCCGTCGCTGCCAACGTGAGGTTGTTAAGCGAGCACCGATAGGTAGGCAACGAGCCGTTGGGCCCTTGGCTCAGGAGAGCGTAAGACCCACTGCTTAAACGAGCGTAGGGGCCCGTTCCGTCGTCTGGTCGGTGGTAGTAGCCGCTCGCGAGCAGGACGTAGCCGGAGGGCGTCATAGAGTTCTTTCTAGCCCGTCAGGGCCGATGAAGCGGTGGCGCCCGCCGACTTGCCCGACTTCGCCGCGCCGGCTTCCTGCTCGGGCGTGAACGGGTGGCCCTTCAGCGCTGCGGTGACGGCTTGCGTCACGATGCCGCCGATGATCCGTTGGTTCTGCTGCGCGGACTCGCGCTGCCCGATCAGGGCCTCGTGCTGCTGTTCGCCCTGGAGCTGGGCTTGCTGCGCCTGCTGCGCGGCCTGAGCCTGCGCCTGCATCTGCGCGTCCACCTCGTCCTCGCTCGGCACGCAATCGGACACGGGCAGCTCCATCGACTTGGCCACCTCGCGCACGATGTTGGCGACGTACTTCGGCCCGATGATCTGCGAAATGATCGGGTTGCCCGTGACCATCTGCAGGAACTGCGTGCGGCGCTGCTGCGCGCTCTCCTTGATGAGAATCGCCGCGGCGCCACGCGGCACCACGATGCAGTCACCCTTGATCGAGTGATCCGGGTTGTAAAGCATCTCGTTCGTGAACGTGTCGCCGATGGTCGGGCTGATCACATTGAGGTCGATGTTCGAGATCGCGCGGCGCAGACCCTTGGCCGCGTTGTTCATGAGCATCGAGAGTCCGGTGGCCGTGTCGGCGCTGCCGCCCGCGCGCTCGTTGCCGTAGGTGTAGCGCGGGATGCCCGTCGAGTCGTCGGCGCGGATCTCCCACTTCTCGTAGGTCGCCATCAACGACTGCGCGCGGTCGTCGGCCTGGAAGAACCCGATGCCGGGGTTCACCCCCTGCGTCGGATCGCTCTTCATCTGCCACAGGCGCCACGGGTAGATGGCCTGCGTGTCCTCGCCGTCGGCGAAGCGGTCAGCATGCACCCACACCATCGGCCCCGAGGCCATCGAGAGGTTGTCGGCCAACGCGCAGGCGATGCCGTTGCACATCTTCTGGCTCGTGGATGCCAGATCGGGAATCGACCGACCCCAAAACGCACCGGGGATCTCGTCATAGCAGGCCTTGCGGTACGGCCGCTGGTCGAGCGGATCGGGATTCATCGCGGCGTACAAGATGTAACGCCCGCACACGAGCACGTTGCATTCGTAGTCCTTCGTCTCCTCGAGCGCGGGTTGCCCTTGCTTCGCGGTGACGCCCCAGCTCAGCAGCTTCCACCCCGGGACCGAGCCCCAGTAGCTGAGCGCGTCGATCACGCCCGGGGGCGACAGCCACATGTAGAGCGTCTCCTGCTCGAGCCTGGCGCGCTCGGCCTCGGTCCAGAGCCAACCCTCGAGGTGCCCGCCCGAGTAGTCGCGTAGCGCGAAATCGATCTGCTCGTCCTTGTAGTCGGGCAGACCCTTCAAATCCCACAGCTCCTCGCGCCGGAAGCGGATGCGCTCGATGAAGTCGCCTTTCTGCGGGCTGCGCGCGCTGGGCGCTGGGTAGGCGTCGAAGGGTGAGACGCGCTCCCACGACTGGTGTGGGTTGTTCGCGACCTTCGGCGTCCAGCCTGAGCCCCACTCGAGCGTCTTGTGGCGCCGGTAGATCGGCCCCTTCAGGATCGCGGCCGGATAGGTCACGAAGTCCTCGACGAACTCATCCATCGCCTGCTCGTAGCCGCCTTCGGAGAGCCGGTCGGCGATCTGCCGCTCCATCCGCACGGCGCGTTTGTGCGCCTCCTTGGTGAAGGCATCTTCGGCGTCGTCGCGCAGCTTGTCGCCGATCTGAAAAGCAAGCGCGCGGAACTCGTCCTTCTCCATCGGGCCGGCGCCCTGCTGCGCGATCTGCTGCATCGTCTGCTGCGCCTGCGTGAGCGCTTTCTTGACGATGCCTTGCTTCAACTCGTCGGGCAGGTCGGGAATCGGCGTCGGGTCCACACCCCACGGTTGCTCGCCGACGGGCAGCACGATCTCGCGAATCCACGCGGACGCCGCGCGGCACTTGGTTTCGGTCAGGTCGGCGAACACGATGTTCATGCCGCCGCCCTGGCCCTGCAGCGCTGCGATCTCGGCCGGGCTGTAGAGGCCACGGCGTGCTCGCAGGCACTGGAGCAGCTTGATGTCGATCTTCGTCTTGGCCAGCTTGTTGCGCCCCCATGCGGCGCGCACGTGGCTGGCGAGTGCCGAGAGACTCGAGGTCTCGTCGATCGCCGTCGCCTCGGGCGGCGTCTCGGCGTCGCGCTGCATCAGCTGCTGCAGGCCCAACGCGCGGACGAGAGGAAAGCCCTTGTTGGGGGCTTGCGGGCTTGTGGGGGCGGCGAGAGTCTGCTGCGGCATGCGTGGATCACCTGTGCTGGGTGACGCATGGCGGGCGGCCGGTTGCGCTGGATGCGCGGATTATGACGGGAGTCAGCGCGACCAGACAACCCGGCGCTTCTCGACGCGCTTCGCCTTCGCAGTCACCACCTTGCGGTCGATCAATTCAGGCACGAATGAGATCGCGAGCGAGTCGGCGCAGTCCGGTGATTTGCCACCGTTTTTCTTCTGGTCCTTCTTGCTCTGAAGCTGGATGCGGAATAGCGCGTCATAGCCGTAGTCGAGGGAGGTGAGCTGGTCGGCCAGCTCGTCATCGTCGGGGATCTGCCCGGCCTCGAGGAAGTCGCGCATCGCGCCCCAGCACTCCGACCGCTGGTTGAAATACTGTTTCTGGTCTTTGGCCGGCACGCCCCACATGACGGGCACAAGCGGCGTCGTCAGGCGCCCACCCTTGGCCATGTTGCGCAACGCGGTATCAAGGTCGGCGCCGTTGCCGTTGGCGTCGTACGCAATGCAAATCGAGCCCGAGGCGTCGTGCCTCTCGTGCCGTGGCTTGGCGAGGTCGCCCGTGAGCATCTCGTACAGGCGCCCGGCCACCTGATGCCCGTCGAAGCCGCTCATCTTCACCTGCCAGTGCACGATCAGGCCTTGGCGCAGCGTGATCACCGTGAAGTCGTCGCCGAAGCGGGCCGGGTCGCAGGCAAGGATTTTCGGGCTGGCCTGGTACACCAGCGGCGACAGGCGACGACGTCGCGCCTCGGTCACGATCCCCGGGCTGATGAAGTTGGCATAGCCGGCGCGCGGGAACATGCCCTTGACGCGCACGCGCACGAAGTCAGAGTCGTCGCCGTACTCCGCGATCCACGCCTCGATCTGCGCCTTGTTCGATAGACGCACGTTGCGTGAATCAACCCGTGCGTAGTGGTTGCGCTTCGGGGTCGAGCACTGCTTGAAGAACTCGCCCGAGGTGCGCGTCGGGTTGCCGTAGCGGCACCAGATGATCTGTGTGTTGGCGTCGGTGAGAGCGCCGCGCGTCACGTCCCACACGCTATCAGCGATGGTCGAAGCCTCGTCGAAAATCACGAGCAGGCGCTTACCCTTGTTGTGCAAGCCCGCGAAGGCTTCTGTGTTCGACTCGCTCCACGGCACCGCGTCGATGCGCCACGCCTTCTCGCGCACGGGATCGTTCGCAATGTATATCGCGGTCGCGGTGAACGTGAACAGGCCCTTGCCGATGAACAGGCTGTACCACTTCGACAACTCGGCCCATGTCTTCGTGCGCAGCTGCGTGTCGGTGTTGGCGGTGACGACGCCGCGCGTGTCCTCGTGCGTCGAGATCGCCCACAGGATGAGCCAAGACACGATCGCCGACTTACCCACGCCGTGCCCGCTGCTGATGTCCTCTTCGACGGGCAGCGCGTCGAATAGCGCGGTTGCCGGGTCGATGCCGTCGCGCAGCCGCTGCCCGATGCGGTCGAGCTGCTCGAGCTGCCAGTCCTCGGGGCCTGGTTCGTCCTCGAGCGCGGTGAACGGCTCGGACCAAGGGAAGGCCCACAGCACGAACCCGAGCGGGTCCAGGGCGAAGCGTGCAAGGTCGTTGAAGAGATCGTCGAGCGCCGTGCCCTTGAGCGCTGCATTCATCATCGGCCCGACACGCACCGGGATGCGCATGCCTTCGGTCGGGGTGGCGCGCTTCGGCAGCTTTACAGAGGTGATGTGACCCACGGCGCCTTTGCGGCCTCGCGCAGTACGCGCTCTAGTTCACGGTTGCGCGGCACCGGCTCACGGTCCTCAGGTTTTGGGCGCCAGTCGGCCGGCCGCGTGCTGAAGCACTGCGCGTCGGCGTGGTTCGCCTTGCGGCAGTAGTGGCACCACATGGCTAGATGAGCCGGATGCCGCGGGCGCCGGCACCCTTCGGCCATAGGTCGGCGCCTGCGTGGAAGCAAAGCCAGTAGACGAACACGCCCGGGATGTATTTCGACCCGCGCTGCACTCGGACGCGAGGAAGCCATGCGCCGTAGCTGAACCCAAGCCATGTCGGGTTGTCGCCGTTCCACCCACGACCTTGCATGCCTGCATGCAAAGCGAGGCGCCCGAGCCAGAGCGTAGGCATGCGCTTCACGTCAGCGCGTCCACGTGCTCGGCTGACTCGGTGCGATGTACGGCTTGCCCGTCACCTTGTCGTACAGCTTACCCGTGAGCGGATCGACGACCGGGCCAGGCGCCGGGTAGCTGCGGTCCTTGACGCGCAGCTGCGCCACCGGCGCGCAGTCGATCACCTGGCGCGACCGGCGTGCGCCTTGCGCCTCGCTCTCACCAAGGCACGGACTCACGCCCGTGGCCTGGTTGCGGAAGCGCTGCGCGTTGGCGTCGTTCAAGAACGCACCGTTGAACGTGCTGGTCGGGTCTGCCTTCATCCTAGTTCCCCTTCATCCACGCGTGAGCGTGCGGTTTTCAATCGATCGGCGAGGGCTGAAGCGAGTGCATTCACGCCGTCACCCTCGTCACCCACGATCTTGAAATGCTTCGCCAGTGTACCGAGCGCGGCGTCCTTGTTGAAACGCTTGATTTTCGTCGTGCGCGTCGTGGTCTCGAGCACCTCAGGCACCATCTCGCCCGTCGCAAGATCCATCACGAGCTTGCCTTTGCTGCGCTTCGTCTGCGTATCGTGCTCGATACCCGCGATGCTCGCCGCGGCGTCGTCGTCCAGCTCGTGTATCGGGATCAATGAGCCGTCCGCGTTGAAGACCTTACGGATATCCGAGAAGGCCACACGGCCCAGCTCGAGCATGACGCGTTGCGCGGTGATGTCGGAGGCTTTCAGCATGGCTTCACCTAGCTCCCGCAAACGGGCTTTGATGTGGGGTTCAACGCAAAGCATATCCGCGGATGCTTTGGTGTACCCGGCTGCTGCGCATGCTGCCTTGCGGTCGAATTGGCGCGCGTAGACCTGGCAGAAGCGCTCTTGTTTTTCATTGGATAGGCGTGGCATAGAGCGCCTCGCGTCGCTTGCTGTTCCAGTCGCTGATGATTTTCTGAATCGCGGCCACAAGACTCGGCATGTTCGTCCGGTCGAGGTCGTCGATTCGCTGCTCATCGAGCATCGCCTGAACGAGCTTCGTTGCGTACTCCTTCGCTGCTGCGAGCGTGTCTTGAATCGGAGCTTCAGAGCGCCACACAACGCTCTTGCGTGTGCCTGACGGGAACTCGACAACGAACCCGCCCACAAGTGAGTCGTTACTCGCGCTTTCAACTGGGTAGAGCTTGGCCATGCGCGGAGTGTAGCTGCAAAACTAAGCAGCGTTAAGGCCTCAAGAAACGCATAACGAATCGCTAAATCATTACGTTTAGATCGTTGCAAATCTCTGCAAAAGACTTGCGCGCCAGAATTTTCTAAGCTAAAGTCTAGCCATGCTGTATCAAGTGATACAGCGCAACCGGAGCAAAGAACCATGTCACTTCGCAACCTCATCATTTTCCCGAACTACGTCGGCTCGATCACTGGCGTCAACGCCGTCGAAGTAGGTGCAACTTACGCTTGGATTCACGCAACCACCGGCCAACGCATCCGCGTGCTGCGCAGCAAATTCACCCCGCAAGAGCTGGCCGACACAAGCCACGCTCTTGCTTTCCGCGCTCGGCAGATCGCCGACGCAATCCCCGCCTGATCTCTCCCCCTCACCCTTCCCCAACCACCCTCTTTAGGAAACCATCATGGCTCACGAACTCACCACCCGCGCTAACGGCACCACCGAAATGGCTTTCGTCGGCGAAACCCCTTGGCACGGCCTCGGCCAGCAGCTCACCGAAGGCGCAAGCCTCGACACGTGGACGACTGCCGCGGGTATGGATTGGAAAATCCAGCGCTCCAAGGTGCGTTACTTCGCTGACGCCGCGGGCACCGACCAGCGCACCTGGGACGACAACCACGTACTCCTGCGCAGCGACACCAAGGCCCCGCTCGGCCTTGTCTCCCCGGGTTACAAGACCGTGCAACCGCGCGCCGTGCTCGAGTTCTTCCGCGACCT